AGCGGCGAGGTGGGCAAGGGAACAGGCTCTCGCAGCGGCGAGGGCTGCAAGGGCGGCGGCAGAGGCTGCGGCGAGGGCTGCAAGGGAGGCGGCAGAGGCTGCGGCGAGGGCTGCAAGGGAGGCGGCAGAGGCTGTGGCGAGGAGGGCACGGGAGGCTGCGAATGCTGTAGGGTCGGGTGTGAGATCGGTGGGGAACTTCTTTTGTTTCTCTAGAAATACACCAATTAAACTTCTTGATGGAAGGGTGATTCTCATGAAGGATATTAAAATAGGGGATGTGCTTATAAATGGAGTCACGGTTCAAGCAACTATGCAAATACAAAGTAGTCAAGATGATCCATTTTATAAAATATATAGTGAAGAAATTAAAGACTATATCTACGTAACAGGTTCTCATCACATACAAAATGGAGATAAATATGTACTTGTCCGTGATTTTGATAAATCTGAAAAACTGGATACAGTTGATGATGAATTATGTTGTCTCGTGACAAGTGATCACACAATCCCAATTGGGGAGTTTACGTTTTGGGATTGGGAAGATAATCTTTTATAAAAAATGTAAGTAAAACTAGAATATATTTGTTCGAAAATCACCACCGATCATTAACCGGTTTTTTTCAATCAAAATATAATATGATCTTACCGTCATATTCACTCACTGTATCAAGTATAAATTCTAAGCGTCGAAACTTTCTTATCCAATTATTAGCGGTGTAATTATGTGTGATGTCTCTATTTGATCTCGATTGATTTGTTTGTTCTATATTTTTACCATCTTTATACATGATCGTCTCATCAATTCCTACATCATAAATTTTCTTTGTTTTGAATATCACTTCGATAACTTCATTTCGTCTATTTCGTTGTACTTTATACACGTGACACTCGATCTTACTTTTATGTTTATTTATGGTATAAAATTTAATAATACCATCTTCCAAATCCCATCCCACGCCATAATATTTATAACCAGGTGCACAAATTGAATCATCTAAATTGATATCCTGCAATAATTGCTCTATGTGGACACGAATATCTTGTTCAACCGATCCAATATTAAACCTTGATAAATTTACTTTACCTGAACCCTTTTCAATCGAAATACCGAAACTATATGGAGAAATGTGATGGGTATGTTTAAACTCCTTTTCGGGGTCATAATTATTCATTATCATGGAGATATACTTTTGCTCGTCCATAGAAATTTTGTTATGAAAAGGATACACTTGATTATTATAAATTGTGTATGCATTTAACAACCAATTTTCACTTATCGACCGTGATTGATGCCGCCGTTTTGATAATAGAAGAAACAAACAGGCCAGAATTATTAAAAGTGATATATACATTCTATATATATAGCGTCATAAAAAATATTATTAAATATCTATCTATCTCAGATGATGTGGTTACTGTTACTCTCGTTACTTTGTATTTATTTGATACGGTGTCATATATGGGGTCGGTATTATAACCATCAAACCGTTACAAATACGTACAATGTGGAGTATTCTGAACTATATGACACTGTATGGTACGATGAGGATAGATATAAAGCCGAGGTTGAGTATATTTCACAAAATATGGACGGTAAAGAACCCATTTCTATTTTAGATCTTGGGTGTGGTACAGGGAATCATATTGAGATGTGGAAAAAATTATGGCCTGATTCAGATGTCACGGGACTTGATCTTTCACACGGTCAACTATCTAAAGCGCGTATGAAACATCCATTGGTAAACTTCGTGCAAGGGAGTTATCTAGATCGTAATGTATTGGGAAATAATAAATTTGATATGATCGCTTGTATGTATGGTGCGGGGCAGTATACGGATGAAACCCACATTCTTATTCAAAATGTATATGAATGGCTCAAACCTGGTGGAGTATTCATATTTCATGGTATAGACTCCACTCGACTTTGTGATGGGTGTGAGCAAACTGCATCAAATACATCATTACCCATAAGATCGGATGCCAAGGGTCACTGTAATGTATTATATCCCACTTTAATATACAGTTCTTGGTGGTCTACAAGCAATTTTTCTAATTGGGTAAGATACAATGAGACATTTTATAAAATTCATGGAAATGAGTGGCCTTTAGATTGGGATGTGAGTAAAAAAACGAACGAGAATGTTCCATTGGGTATAACAAAATCTGGTAATTTGATAAGAAATGGACATAGTTTATATTTATTACCACCTTCGCGTATTATGGAAATTGGCCGTAACATAGGTTTCACTAACGTGTATAAAAATCCAACCAAGGGTATTGTGGGTATACATGATCAAGGAAGTGAAGAGTACTTCATTTTCTTTGAAAAATAATTATTTAGTTTTGGGATCTACTTTGACGTATTCCGAAGCCTGTTTGGGTGTCTTACATATAGTATCCCCACAATGATCCCGATTCTGATAAATCGAATTAATAGATGTTGAAATTTCGTTACAAGACTTCAAATTCCAACGTCCTAACATCTTTTTCTCGGTTTTAAACATAATATCCATTATCTTCTTGAACATTGTCATTTAAAAATATACGACTCTCTTTTTTAAATGGGAATTAGAATTTAGAAGAGTTCATCTTCAACTTCGATTTTAAGTTTACAATCATCTTTCGGGTAAGCCACACATAACATCACATAGTTCGCTTCCACCTGTTCCTCACTAAGGAAAGATTGATCACTTTGATCAATATCACCCCACACCAATCTCGCTGCACAAGTAGAACACGTACCCGCACGACAAGAATAGGGGAGGTCGAGACCCTCCACTTCAGCTGCATCTAGGATATAGGTATCATCATCACACTCGAATGTTTCATCACCTTCGGGTGTAATGAGTATAATTTTATAATTTGCACGTACGGCTACACGAGACTTTTTTTTGTGAAAACGAGATCGTGGTACAATGGGGGACATAATTTGACAAGTGGCAAGGGTAGACATACTAGTTGAGTATGCCTCGTCGTTTTTAAATAGCATTATTTGTGCATTTTAAAAATGATTTATGATTTAATTTATTACTGTACCGAAACCAACAAATTAGTTGGAGAAGGCGAGGCCTCCCATGCCAGATTGGATGCGGAGGACGTTGTAGTTGGTGGCGAACATGTGCATGGCAGTCGCGGTACCGGCACCCATCTTGACGGCAACCTGCGCGTTATCGATGCGCGAGAAGTTGCAGGTACCGGTGGGCTGATGCTCTTCGGGCTTGAGCGCGAAAGAGTACGAGTACACACCGGGGTAGGGGCAGCCACTGTGGTGGTTGTACGCCTGGACCTGGTTGAAGTACTTAGCCTTCTGCTCCTTGAAGCGGTCTTGGCCGTTGAGGACAAGTTTGAAGGTGTCGAGCTGACCCGCCGCCTCTTCAGTGAAGGCGGAGGAACCACCACCGGCACCAACTTGCACCATAGGGACACCCGCGGATGAGGTGGAGACGAACGCGTTGGAACCCTCGATCGCGGTCTGGTCGGACTCGAGGACAATCTCGGCGGCGAGGTTCTTCGCGGTGAAGTTCCACAGGGAAGACTTCGCGGCGGTGTTGGAGAAGCACCACACCAGTTCCTTAACGGGGTGGTTGTACGACAGACGGACCTGCTTGGTGGCAGACGCATCAACAGTGTCGGTACCAGTGTGCTGGCACTGCTCGATCAGGTATTCGTGACCCTTCTGGGCGAAGCGGCGACGCTCCTCGGTGTCCAGGTAGATGTAGTTGGCCCACACGCGGAAGACGGACTTGTTAAGGAAGGTCTCCATGTCGGCAGCCAGATCGAAATCGATGCGGACTTCGTGGTATTGCAGGGCAATGAGAGGCAAGTACAAACCGGGGTTCCTGTTGAAGAAGAAGACGAGGGGGAGGTACACCGCACCAGTGCCGGCACCGGTATCCGCGGCAGTGGTCATCTTACCCCAAGTGGCCTTCTTGGCCTCATCGAGGTAGAGTTCCGAGTACAAACGCCACCATTTCTGGTAGTGTTTGTCGATGCGCTGACCACCGATGGAAAGCTCGACGGAAGAGACCGCACGCTCCGCGACCCAGTTGCAGTCACCCGCGGTGACAGTCTTGGTAGCCGCGATAGCCGACTCGAGTTCGATGTACATGTCACCGACGAGATCACCGTTACGGGCGACAGTCACGGACACGCGACCGGAGTTGGCGGCAGTACCGTTGACGGTCTGCTCGATGTTCTCCATCGCGAAGTTAGTGTGGCGCTTGTATTTGGCCTGGTAGAAGGTAACTTCGGGGTTACCGGTAAGGTAGACGTCTTGAGCGCCGTAAGCTACGAGTTGCATGAGACCACCGGCCATTTTGAGAGTTGTTGTACTATAGGCAGAGAAATTAATTCTGGTGAAACGCGCATATTCCGTTTTGAATTTTTCTTGGTCTAAATTAAATGTCCGCTTCTAATCATCCTGAAGAAATCGAGGAGGGTGAAATTATCACAGACGACGAAATGACTGAAGAAGAGGAAGAAATGTCCGTCAATGACGAAGAGGATGAATTTGATGAAGAGGATACTGATATTATCGGGTTGATGACTTCCCTCATGGCAACCCCAGATGGGGACACTGTGTGCTCAGCTCTCGTCGAGATTTCTACACAAATGCAAGTGCAAAACAAAATCCTTATAAAGATTTTGGCAAAACTCAAAAATTAGAAGCTTGAGTAAATTAGTTAAAAGAAAAAGTCATAATGATATTAAATGGAGAACACTCATTTCATCGATAAGGAACCTAATAGGTATGAGGCACTGGCGGAGTTGCAAAAGGAGCAAATCCAATCGATGAATGAAGAACAAATAATTGATATCGTAAGAAAATTTGAAATATACTGGGATCTCCAGACCCAGGATTATAGAAATGCCCGAGAATTGGGGTACAGGCAATTTATCCACAGTGACAATTGGGATGAAGGTAACAACCCACTCCCGGGTAAAATAGATATTCTGGCAATCAAGGGTATAAGGGAAAGGCAGAGACGCTTTCTAGTGGAACTGAAGAATCGTATCGCGGATCTCAAGATTGAATCAAAGGATGTAAATGATGACGGGATCACTGTATGGAAACGTGTCAACAATGTCATCAAACAACTCAAGGATGGGTATGAAAACATCAGGCGTCATTTCATATCGTACGAGCGTGTTGTTAACCCCATGGCAGTTCCCCAAGTTTTATCGAGTTCTGATCCATCCACAATGGATGAAGATTCTATGGAGGATTGTATTCCTTACCAGAAGTGTCTTCTGTACACCCTCGACGAAGCTTCTAAATGTGGGTATCGCCGATACAAAGATCACTGTTGCGAAGAAATCAAGACAATCGAGGGGTATGGTACTCGTGCCTGGGTTCTAAAGTATGAGATTCAAACATTTGTGCGTAATATTGCCCCAAAGGATGATGAGTTTTTGAACTGGAAGAACTTTACAAGTAAGGGGTCTATCTACCGCGAGGTGATTGATTATATTTCAAAGTGTATCGACCCCCAATTCCCCGAGATTGAAAAGAGACGTAACGTATGGTCTTTCAAGAATGGTGTGTTCGTGGGAAAGGAGTGGATTCCCGATAGGGGTGTGTACGACTGTCGTTTCTACCCCTATGACAGTAAGGAATTTCGATGCCTCGACCCGACTATCATCTCGTGCAAGTACTTCGATCAACAGTTTGATGATTACTCACACATTGAGAACTGGCAAGACATCCCCACCCCCAACTTTGATAAAGTTTTGAACTATCAAAAGTTTGATCAGGAAGTGTGTAATTGGGCATACGTGATGGGTGGTCGTCTCTGTTATGATATCGGTGATCTCGATTCCTGGCAAATTATCCCATTTTTTAAGGGTATTGCGAGATCAGGTAAGTCTACACTCATCAATAGTGTATTTAAACGGTTCTACGAGAGCCAGGATGTTGGAGTTTTGGGAAACAATATCGAGAGAAAATTCGGTCTCTCTGCGCTAAAAGACAGTTTCATGTTCATTGCACCAGAGATCAAGGGTGACCTAGCTCTCGAACAGGCGGAGTTCCAGTCGATCGTTTCAGGTGAGAGTGTATCAATCGCAGTAAAGAATAAGACTGCGGTTTCTATTGACTGGAAAGTACCAGGTGTTCTCGGTGGTAACGAAATCCCCAACTGGAAAGATAACTCTGGATCTGTGTTGCGTCGTATCCTCCCTTGGAACTTCACCAAACAAGTACAGGAGGCGGACCCCAACCTTGAGAAGAAATTGGAGAAGGAACTCCCTACCATCCTACTCAAATGTATCCGTGGATACCTAGACTATTCGAATAAATACAGAGATCGAGACATTTGGAACGTGGTACCACCCTACTTCAAACTTATCCAAAAGCAGGTTGCCATGGTTGCGAGTACCCTAACCAACTTCCTAGAGTCTACGAACATTGAGTATGGTACAGAGTTGTTTGTACCCCAGAAGCTCTTTGTGCCAGTATTCAATCAGCACTGTCAATCCAATAACCTGGGGAAGCACAAGTTTCACCCAGATTTCTATATGGGACCCTTCAGTACGCGGGATATTGAGGTCAGGAACGAGAGTGTTACCTACAAGGGTCGGTTATATCCCAGACAGCCTATCATTTATGGTCTCGATGTGATTGAAGAAACGCTCGCTTTCACAGACGAGTTTTAAAAAAAAATACTGGTAAATGGTAGTAATGAATCGGGAATTTCAAGAATTCATTGAAAAATCTGGTATCAGAGTAGAGACTCCCAGCCCTCAGAGGCGCGTCATCCCGCCATCGAGACCTGTAGTGAATAATTACATCAGAACCCAGAATCAAGAGAGGCGACGAGAGTCTCCTAAGCGGGGTACTTTCGAACAATTTGAGGCGAATTCACCATTAGCTAATGAATTTGAGGATGTCAATCTCAGTTCTAATAACAAAAAAATGATAAATAGACTATTAGCTAATGGATTTGAGAAGGATGTCAATCTCAGTTCTAATAACAAAAAAATGGTAAATAATCTATTAGCTGAAGAATTTAATGATACATTCACCGATGAATTCCTTGGTGTCGCGCCCGCGTCTAACCTTCAAATCAGTGAGTTAAAACTTGGTATGTTTAACGCACTCGTCAATAAGA